AACGTATTACAATTCCACACCGTGATAAATTCCTAGCTCAAAAAATTTATGATACAGCTAAATCTGGTGGTAAATTAGTAACAGATACAATTGACTCTAAGAATGCTTTAGCGGCATATGATGAAGTAGAATCTTACATGATTGATAACCAGATTCCTGGTGGCTGGTTAATGTTTGTTTCTACTAAGTATTACAAAGCATTAAAGAATGCTGATGGTGTATCTAAGACATTCTCTGTTAACCAACAACAAATTAACGGAATTAACCGTCGTGTTGCTCAATTAGATGGTGGAACACCAATCTTAACAGTTGCTAAAGACCGTATTCAAGGCTTAACAATTCCTGATACAGTAAACTTCTTAGCAGTTCCAACATTTGCGATTGCTCCAATTGTTAAATACGATACAGTTGATGTAATCTCTCCAGACAATGACCGTGCAGGTTATCGTTGGACAATTAAAGGATTATCCTACTATGACGCATTAGTCTTTGAAAATGCCAAGAAATCTATTTATGTTGCAGCTGAAACAGCTAAAGGTTAAAGGTGATGTAAATGGCTTATCTAACTTATGATGAATATGTTGAGCTTGGTTATAGGCTAGATGAAGATGTATTTAATAACCTTATAAAAGGTGCAGAACGTATCATAGATTTAGCCACAAATGATTTTTATAAGGTTCATGATATATTAGTCGATAAGTCAAAAAGACGCGTAGAAACGTTTAAAATGGCTATTTGTGAGCAAGTAGATTTTATGCATGCAACTGGTATTAATAAGAGTTATGATTTAGCCCAAAATGAATTTACCAGTATCACAGTAGGTAGATTATCTTTAAGTCCTGCTGGTAATATAGGAGCAACTATGAAGAATGGTCTATGTACAGAAGCATATAATCTACTGGGAAGATATGGTTTGTTATATCGAGGTGTACACAGATGATACCTAGAATTGATAGAAGATTATGTAATCAAAGTGTTACTTTAAAGATTCCAGTAGGTGAATTGGATAAATATGGTAAGCAAAAAACAGAAGAAGTTAAGGTAAAAAATGTACTTGTACAACCACAAACTATTTACTCAGGCGATAGCAATAATCGTAAAATCACGGCTAATGCTATTGTCTTTTTGTTTGCCAAAATTTCTAATCCCTTACCTAGATTAGATAGGGATAGTGTTGGAAATAAGTTAATCTTTGAAGGTAAGGAATACACAATTACCAATATTGTAGATAATCGTGAGCCTTACAGTAATGATGTTTATTCTTATGAATTGGAGGTGTTGTAATGGCAGTAGTGGTATCAGTTCATGGTAAAGGTTTTGATCGTTTTTCTGAGAAAGCTTTAGATCGTGGACTTTATAATTTTACTAATCAAATGGCAATGGATATGGATAAGTTCGTACCATTCAAGCAAGGTAATTTATCAAGGTCAGTCCATGTACAAGATAACCATGTTACCTATACAACACCTTATGCTAAAGCTCAATTCTATGGATATATTAACGGACATCCAATTACTCACTGGACAACAAGTGAGCATCCGCAAGCAACATCTAGATGGGACTTAAAAGCGAAGAATTTGTACTCTAATAATTGGGTTAGGGTATTTAAACAAGGCTTACTTGATGGAAAGGTAGTTGAATATCATGGACCTAAAGGATAGATTGACAGACTGCATTAACGATAATGTAGATTTGCCAGTTAAATTGTATCAGTCGTATATGACTAATAAAACAAGTCCAGAATTACGTATATATGACTTGCCATCAACAGTAATTGATGAAGATTATGCAGGCAATCGAACAGAAGAATTTATCTTTGAGATTGCAATGCGTAGCAATGATGAAGAACTGATTAATCAAACATTGTGGAATATATCTAAGTATATTTCAGAATATGATTTTAATTTGGTTAGTCAGAATGATAGTTTTAGTTTTAATAAATTAGAAGTAACAACATTCCCACATATAGTGTCAGCAGATACTGAGGGCAATGTTGTTTATTTATTTGATTTTAAAATTACAGTAGATACTACTTATAAGGAGAGTGATTAGTTATGGCAGAAGCACCAGAAAAAATTGGTTCTTTTATTCTTAACCATAAAGTAAAAATGGAAATTGATACTGCAGGCAATAAGGATATGTCTGCTTTAGGGAGTGCTAAATGGGCTCGACTAGCTGCAGGTATTAACAACGTAACACCAGCAGAAAACGATACAACAACAAATGATGAATATTATGACGGAGAAGGCTTTGGTACATCTGATGTAACATCCAAGCGTTATCAATTCACGATTGCTGGCCACCGTTTAAATGGAGATCCTGCTCAAGATTATATTGCAAGTAAGCAATTAGAAATTGGAGATGCTTTAAAGACTCTATTTAAGTTCACATATCCAGATGGATCTTATATTGTTGGTGTGGTTACATTAACAAACATTCAAGCAACAGGTGGCGCTCCTGGTGCTAAGCAAACATTTAGTGTAGTTCCTGTATTTAACGGAAAACCTAAATATGTTAGTGCAGAAGACGCTAAGAAAGAACAAAGTGGAACAACAGGACTACCAGCTTAAATTTAAATGATACAACAGAGACGAGCAGTGTGAGACGATTGGAGGAAATAAAATGCCAAGTATTAATTTAGATGAACGATTAAACCTAGATACTAAAGTAGATGTTACAGTAGCTGAAAAGAAATATTCTTTAGTTTTGAATGATAAATTATCCGTTAAAATCTCAGATGTGCAACTTGAATTAAGCAAACGAATTGAAGATTTAACTGATATGCCAGAAGAAAAATTTAAAGAAATGTCACTAGAAGAACGTAAGAAGTTAGTAGTTGATACTATGCATGATGGACGTGAAGACATCTTTAAGGCTATGGATAGAATCTTTGGTACTGGCGAAGGTAAACGAATTTACGATTACTACAATCAATCAACTAGAGCAATCAGTAAGATTATTGCTGCAATTGATGATGTTTTGAACGATAAATTAAAAACTAATAAAAATCGTAAAGAAAGACGTGCAGAAAAATATACTAAGAAAAGACGTGGTTAGTCATGCTATCTCTGACTGAACCATTAAAAAGTTCATACACGTATCAAGGTAAAGAATATCAAATAGATTTGAGTTTTGACAACGTGATTAGAATGTATAACTTGCTTGAAGATGATACTTTCCAAGATGCAGAGAAGATTGTAATTGCTTTTGAAATGTTTTTTGGTTTTGAACCTAAGGACGCTGAATTTGCTATGAAAGCAATTGATGAAATTACAGGTTATATATCTAAGTCTGCTTATGGAAATGATCCTGTTGAAAGTGATGTAGTTTCAAGTGAAGTTAATACTCAGAAATTATTCTCATACACACAAGACGCAGGGGCAATCTATGCCAGCTTTAAACAACAATACAATATTGATTTAATTGCAGAGCAAGGAAAAATGCACTGGGATGTATTTAAAGCTTTATTTGATGGCTTAGATGAGAATACTTATTTTAGAAAAATCTTAGATATACGCAGAAAAGATGTTAGTGACTTACAAGGTAAAGAATTGACAAGTGCAATAGAAGCACAAAATTATTACGAACTTGATGAAAACAAAACAGTTGAAGCACAAGAGGCAAAAGTAGCTAGTTTTGCAGATTCATTGAAAGCTTTAGCTCAGTCTTAGAAAGGAGGTTAATCAAATGGCAGCAGATAGTACAGTTAATATTGATGTTGTGGTAGGTGGTAAGGATAAGTTCATTTCTGATACTAAGGAAATTAATGATATTGTAAAAAGTATCGGAAAAGATGCAGGAAATGAATTAGAAAAAGATTTATCTGATAATTTAGATAAATCTAAGACTAAAGCCAAACAAACTCATGATGATATTGAAAAAGAATTTAAAGATCCTATTAAACCAAAATTTGATGCTGATGATAAACCTTTAAAACGTAAGACTGAGGAAGTCGAAACTAAGTTACGTAAAGTACCTAAAGAAGTTATTACCAAGATAACAGCAGACGCAAAGGAACAAGGAATTGACAATTTTGATAAATTACTAAAAAAACTACCTAAGCAAGTCAGAACAGAATTACTGACCAAAGCACAAAAAGGTGAAGTTATTGATTACGAAGAATTATTAAAAAAAGTTCCTTTGAAAATTCTTACTAAGGCTGAATTAAATGACAATGCTAGTCCTAAATTAAAAGAACTACAGACTAATACAGAGAATACTGAGCATAAATTCAAACGATTAAAAGAAACTATGTTAGGTGTTTTTGCAGGTAATCTATTAACTGCAGGTGTTGGAATGGTAGCAGGCAAGTTAAAAGACTTAACTGGTGAAGCTATCAAAGCATCTGACGCTATGGATAAATTTAGGTCAACAATGAAATTAGGTGGCTTTGGTTCTGAAGAAATTAATAAAACTGCTAAAGAAGTTCAAAAGTACGCTAATGATACAGTTTACGAGCTTAATGATGTCTCAAATACCACAGCTCAATTAGCAGCAAATGGTATCAAAGATTATATGGGCTTAACTGAGGCAGCCGGTAACTTGAACGCTCAAGCTGGTGGAACTAAAGAAACATTTAAATCTGTGGCAATGGTAATGACCCAAACTGCTGGTGTTGGTAAATTAACCACTGAAAACTGGAACCAGTTAACGGATGCTATTCCTGGTGCATCTGGCAAATTGCAAGAAGCCATGAAGAAGAATGGTGCTTATACTGGTAATTTCCGTGATGCAATGGAAAAAGGACAAATAAGTGCTAAAGAGTTCAATAAGGCTATTAGTCAATTAGGTATGACTAAAGCTGCTAGAGAAGCTGCAGCAAGTACTGCTACATTTGAAGGCGCTATTGGAAATTTAGAAGCGGCTGTTGTTACAAGCATTAGTAATATTATCACAGAGCTAGGTAAAGCTAATTTTACTGGAATCATTAATACAACAACTAAGTGGGTAGAAAATCTAGGTACAACAGTTGGTAAATTCTTACATGATAATAAAGATGAAATAGCTGAATTACTGAAAAATCTTGGTAGCATAGCCTCGATTATTGGTTCTGCTGTGTGGGATACTTTTAAAGGTATTCTTAATATGATTGCTGATGCTTTAGGTGTTACACACGATAAAGGTGATAGTGCTAGTGATGTTTTAGACGAAATAAATGATATTTTAGAAACCATCATTGACCATAAGGAAGACTTAAAAATATTTATTAAGGTCATGTTAGGACTATTTGTTGCCAAAAAAGCATGGGATATGGTTGCTGCTTTAACCAGTTACTATAAAATTTTAAAAGATATTATAGGACTAGGTGGATTAAGTGGACTTGCTAAGGGTATAGGAGTAGGCGCTAAAGGTGGTAAATTGGCTACTACTACTGAAGAAGTTGCAGAAGGTGGAGTAAAAGCTACTGGTGCGAGTAAAGTAGGTAGATTAATTGGTGTAGGTGCTGATAAATTATTTGGTATTCAGCGTGGAGGACAAGAAGTAGCTGAGGCGGTTGCTAAGTCTACTGTTGAGAAAGTTGGGCCAAGGACACTAGCTAATGGTGCCAGAACTGCAGCACAAGTAGGTCAACGAACAGCAGTAAGAGCAGCAGAGAAAGGTATCATTGCAAGAACAGCATCAAGAATTCCTGTAGTTGGTTCTTTAATTGCTGGTGGTACTGAATTAATTGGTATTAACAAGAAAAATAAAAATGAAAAAATTGGTAGAGCAGTTGGAGCAACTGGGGGAACCGCAGCAGGTGGTGCAGCTGGAGCTTGGATTGGTGGAGCAATTGGTTCTATTGTTCCTGGTGCTGGGACTGCTGTAGGTGCTGGTGTTGGTAGCCTTATTGGTTCTACTGTTGGTGGAATGCTTGGAGCTAAAGGCGGTGGTTCAATTGGTAAGAACTTTGCCAAAATCAAGAAAGATACAGGTAAGGTATTTGATGAGCTAAAAACAGGCGTAACCAAAAAAGTGGCTGGTATTGGTAAATCAATTTCTAGTGTGTTTGGGAAAGCTATTGGTGGAATAAGTAAAGTTTTCAATAAAATTAAGAAGCCTATTTTAAAAGTATTTGATTCTTTGAAAAAAGGATTACAGAAGGTTGCTAAAGGAATTACGGTTGTAGTGTTAGCTCCATTTGTTTTATTAACTGCTGCAATTATAAAAGTCTGGAAAAAGATAGAAAAGCCAGTCATGAAAGTAGTCAACAGTCTTAAAAAGAATATTGAAAAAGCTTGGAATCCTATTGCTAAAACTACAAGTAAGGTATGGAATGGGATAGCTAAAACAGTCTCTAAAGCATGGAACAGCTTGAGCAAAGTTGTATCTAAGGGAATAAATGCCATTGTAAAAGTTGTAAGTAAAGCATGGAATGGATTGACACAAATAACCAGCAAAACTTGGAATGGCGTTAAAAGTATCATAATTAGTATTGTTGAAGCTATCTGGAAACCACTAAGCAAAATTTTTGGCAAGATTTTTGATATTGTTAAGGATACTTTTGATGATATTTTTAAGATAACTAAGCATATTTGGAATAGTATTTTAGACAAGATTTCAGATATTTTAAGTGGAATTTGGAAAGCTATTAAGAGTAAGTTTGATGATATAAAAGATACTATTTCAGGAGTTTTAGATACTATCAAATCCAAGTGGGATAGTATTTGGGATGGAATCAAACAGAAAGTATCTGATATTTGGGATAGTGTTAAAAGTATAGTTCATGATGGTGTAAAAGCTATTGGTGATTTCTGGAATACAGGTGCTAATGGATTAGAAAAAGTAGCTGGTTTCTTTGGGGCTAAGATTTCAATACCTAAGTTTAAACAAGGTAGTTCTGGTTCAGTGGCTAAACCAATGTTAGCAATGGTAAACGACCAAGAAGGACCACTACATAGAGAAGCAATCTTTAGACAAAATGGCAAAGTTGAAATACCAGAAGGACGTAATGTATTAACTATGTTACATCCTGGTGATGCAGTTATGCCGGCTAAAGAAACAGCTGAAATGTTTGGTATACCTAGATTTGAAGGTGGCTTTGGCAATTGGTTCGGTAAAGCCTGGAATTATGCATCTTCAAAAATCAGTAAATTAGAAGATATGATTGACGACAAAATAGAGGCTATTACAGATGCACTAAGTGATCCATTGGGAACTCTATTAAAGATATACTCAGCTGGAACTAATACTGCTAAATCATTTTGGAAAGATTTTGGAGATTCAGGGGCTAAGAAAATTCCTCACTGGGGAGAAACTTGGTTCAAAAATTTACTTACAAAGTTAAAAGATAAGCTAGATGAAATTGGTGGAGATGGTCCTGTTAGTGAATCTTTAATTAAAAGAGCTGCATCTAAAATGCATGTAAGTGTCAGTGCTGGAGACATTGCTCATATCTTAAATGTTATTCAACATGAATCTGGTGGAAATGCCAGAGCTATTAATCTTTGGGATAGCAATGCTCAAGCAGGTCATCCGTCAAAAGGTATTCTTCAATTTATAGATGGTACTTTTTTACATTATGCAATGCCAGGACATCATGATATTTGGAAACCATTTGACCAACTTCTAGCAATGTTTAATGATACGACTTGGAGAAGTGATCTTACTCTAGGTGGTTGGGGTCCATCAGGTGGTAGAAGATACGCTGATGGTGGTTGGGCTGATAAACCATCTATTTTTGGTGAAGTTGACGGAGAACCAGAGATTGCTATTAATCCTGCAAGAAGTACTGCTGATAATCATATCGTAGAAGCTATTAAAGCTAGAGCAGCTAAAAATCCTAATGGTATGAGTGCTAAATTAAATCGTATTATTCAAGCTGGTAGATATGATGGCTCAATGATTGCTCCATCTACCAATATTAGTAATGTTTCAAATAACCACATCAGCAGAGAAAGTAAACTGGATTTAAGTGGAGATTTGAAAATAGATGTTGTAATGGATTCAAATACAATTGCTAATGCTACTTACTCTAAGTTAGAAGCAATTAGAGCTAGAAGAATTATTGTTAATGGATATGGAGGTGCTATTTAATGACAAGTACAGTTGTGATAACTAAACTTGATGGAACAACCTATGATTTAAATGAGTTGGGATTTCATGTTAAGAAATTTGATGTTCCATATCCTAATTTTCAGTACACATTCCAGTCAATGAGTACTTATCATAATTTATTAGTAGATAAGGTAGTTCAACAAACTACAATCTCATTAGTTTTGGATATTACCGCTAATGATACCAATGATTTTGAGTTGCAGAAATTAAAATTAAGAAGAATTTTAAGCTCAAATGAAGAGTTTTATGTTCAAACAATGAGAATGCCATTTCTAAGATGGAAAGTTGTTGCTGATACTTTTACTCCTGCACAAAACAATTCATTTTGGAGAGCGCCAGATGTACAGATTAATTTAGAATGTACTGAATCATATGCTGAGACTGTAGCAACTACACTAACTCCTATGAATGCTACAAGTGGATTGTGGGGCTTTGGATTAGAGATACCTAGCAAGAAAAAGTTAGAGTATGAGTTTAACAATCAAACTGAATTTGATTTTATAAATTTGGGTATCATCCCTTTAAAAGCTGATGAAAGACCAGTCAGAATTATTTTTAAAGGAAATGCAAACAATTTAAAGATAACCAATACTACAACTAATCAAAGTTACTCTATTAGTGGAAGTTTGAGTAAGAATGATACTTTAGAGATTGTAGGACTTGTTCCTATTATTAATGGATCGCAAGCTTATGGTAGATGTAACCATGCTTATCTAGATTTCGCAGTTGGTAAAAATCACTTGAGAATTGAAGGAAGTTCAGACTTCAACATAAAGTTTGATACTAGATTTTATTATTAAGGGGTGTAGAAAATGTTATTTGTTCAAAATGTCAATGGAGATCAAACAGCTTTCAAAGCTGATAATGTACAAATTACAGATACATTAGGACAATATCCAACATTATCTTTTACATTTATTGAAACTCCTGAAAATGAAGTTGCAGCTCAGATGATGATACCTTTTACAATTATTGAAGTACCAGAAAATAAGCAGAGATATAGAATAGTTACTAATAACCCTGTATCTCTAGGAAGATATAAACAATATTCAGTGACAGCTATTCATATTGCTAAAGACTTACATAACAAATATGTAGATGAGAGATTAGAGAATACTCAATCTTTAAAATCATGTTTAGATTTGTTAGTTAAGGATACGCAAGTTAAGTATATACTACATGATAATTTTGATAATTACGCTTTTTCTGAAGGCTTTGGTGGTGGCTATGCTGATGATTTGCTAATGCAGAATTTAGCAAGTGATTTTGGATTTGAATTCTATTTTGATAACTATACGATCCACATTCAAAAGAAATTAGGAACAAAAGAGTCTTTTCTATTTATAGACAATGCCAATGTTTCAAAGATAAGTTATAACGAAGATTATTCAACAATAACAACGTACATCAAAGGTCAAGCTAAGCCAATAGTTCAAGAGACAACAGATAAAACGGGTGGTAGTTCTAGTCCTGGTGGTTCTTGGGGTTGGCCGTTTCCTGATGTTGGTGAAGGTAATTTTATGCAAGTCCAAAGATTTGGCCATGATGGTGGATTTAGACCTAATTCATTTCATGATGGATTAGATTTTGGTTCTGTAGATCATCCAGGGAGTGAAGTTCATGCAGTGCATGGTGGGAAAGTTATTATCAAGTCATATATGGGT